TCAAACCCAGCCCTGCCGCAAGAAGGTTCGGTAAAGCGGCCAGTTGCCTTCATGCAAGTAGCTGAACCGGTGATCTCCGATGCTGTCAGGGTTATCGCCGCGCAGATCCCAACCATATTGACGGCGGTAAAATTGCTGAGTGCCTTTATCATCAAGCTGGACCTCTGTCAGATTTTCAAGGCCCGCAGATGCACCGATTCCCCGATACCCAATAAGAGCATGTTTTCCAAATTCCGGTTCGAACCACGCCCCTAACCGCTTGAGGACGTCATCCGTTGAAACACTGATATTGAGAAATTGGGTCCATGGTGAATTGCGAATGATAGGAGTTGCCGCCTTGACTGTCTCGGCACCGTTCAGGAAAATAACGCGCCGGAATGAGTTGGGCCGTTCTTCCAGCGCCCGAAGGATCACTCGGCTGCCAAGCGAATGACAGATCACGTCAGGTAGGCGTGGAGCTTTGATGTTGAGTAGTTTATCCACTGCGGGCTCGACAAGATCGAGATAGGCCCAGCTATATGTCGTCAAATGACCGGCCATCCATGCCCTGAAGATATCCTTGACCGCCCGTGCTGAATACCAGGGTAACGGCACAATCTTTTTACCATCGAGATGCTTTGTCCAGGCGGTGAACGCCCCGTCATTGGCGAAGGGTGAGTTATTAGGATCAAACGGGTCATAGTCATAGCCGTGGATCATGACGACAGGACTACTCATCTGTAGCCTCTTCCCCTGCATCTTTTTTAGGCGCGGGCTTGTTCGCCTTCTCCCGGGCCAAAAACTTTTGAAGCAGGAATTTCGGTTTTGCCAATTCGTGAACGGCCCGCGCCTGTTCGAACAACTTCAGACCACCCTCAATATCGCCATTCGTGATCTTCGCTTGCCCTTGAATGATGAGAACGCTGGTGATCGAGTTCGTGAGCTCACGGTCCCTATCATACCAATACTTAAGATCATCAGCCCTGCCCACCAATTCAGCTTTGGCAAACTCTTTGACTTGAACAGCATCCTGCAATGCGACTGAGCATCCAGACAGAAAAAAAGCCGCCAAAATGGCGACCAAAATAAACTTGATATTCATAACGATATATCCTTTATAAAATGTCCTTATAGAAAATATGCTGGCCGATTTTTGCCGTCGGGGTTTGTCCTACGGCCCATGTAGGTTTTACCGCTTTCGTGTGATAGTGGGTTGCGCCAGCGGTTGGGTCCGGATAAATGCCAGACAGTGCGCCCCGACTTGCTGCCCCGCAGATTACAAACACAGAATCGGTTTCATTAACTTTCAACAATTTTTTGTAGTTTGGATCGTTGGGATTCCAGCAAGAAAATTGCCATTTCTTTTTGCAAATATCCGCAATGGTCTCGCCCTGCCAATGCACTTTTTTATATTTTTTGCGGTATGCTTTTGACTCGGCCAATCTGTTCAAAATAACATGCGCAACCGCCACCTTCCCCTCGAACGGCCCCCCGCGCACCTCCCCCCAGATAGTGCGATCAAGCACATCGAGACTGTCGTGATCTGTTTGAACCATTTGTCTGCCCCCCAGCGTTCAAAAAGTAGATTTCTATTTTATTTGCAAACCAATAAGTAATTTTTATTAGTACTTTAATACAAGCTCAAAATATGACGAACTTTAGGCATAGTTTTGAAAATACCGTGCTCATTCTCTGCATAGGTGCGGAAAATATTAACCTAACTATCTGTTTTAATTATAGTTTTAACTGATATTGCATACTCAGACCAAATTTTCGAGAGCTTATCCGTCGCAAAGACACGTATCTTTCTACGATCTGCACTGTCTCGCCTGAAGAAGACGAGTTCTAAATCATGCATTCGGTGTATAATTTTTGATGTGGTCTCTCTTGTGCCGCTAACTTGCGAAACAATCATCGAGAAATCTGCCCGCTGGCCACGGCTCTCAGCAAGAGCGAGAGCGGCTGTTATCTGAAGTATCCTTTGATCTCTGAATACATCTGGAACTTCATTTGTCGAGGCGGAGAAAATTTGAACAAGTGTGGCGACATCTGCAAAAAACAGAAAAGCCGGTTGATCTTCACTCACGAATTAATACCAAATAAGCTACTTTAATATTCACCTATTAGCATAAAAGTATAATTTCCGCAGCGGTGATATATTGTCGCGGCATCAGACCACCACAAATGCCGTCAACATATCCCCCGCCGCCCAAACGGCGTATTGACCAAAGATACTGTCCATTCGCTGTGTGTAAGCATCCATAACAGACCGCAGATCGGTAATGGTGCTGATACGGATAGAATTATCAGCCATTATCCAGCCTCGGTTTTCGGCTTCAAAACCATTCCGGACCGCGTAGTCAATTGCTACACGGATATTCTCGCGGGCTTTCTCATCGACCTGCCAAACGGCACCAAGCACTGAAATATCTGAATTGATTGTGTTGTCTCGCAGCTGTTGCGCCGCTTTTCTGTTTTGGGCAGTCGCGCGGGCGTCCGCTTGAGTTTGCAGCCAAGATAAATAAGCGGGTTCAGCAGCAACGATATCTTCATATGTTGGCAGAGTACCTGTATATGTCACAAAAACCGGTCCTAGCGCGGTCGCGCCTGGAAATGAGGTTGCTGACAGTTGATTGATTTCTGTGCCAGCAAACTGTGTTTTGACAATTCCTTGAATATTCATTTACGCTTCTACCCTAAGATTAAAGATTGTCGGGCTTGTGGCCCCTTTAACAACGCCCGCTTGTGTCGATGAAGCGCCACCGCTAATCATCACATCAACTGTGTAATTTGCAGCTACTGTAATAAAATCTGACGCCAGAACCGCAAACGTTCCAGCATGGTGACTTTTCGTATATGTCAACACAGTTCCGGCTGTGGCGGATGTGTAATTATACAGCCCTCCACTCCCTCCTAGTGGAAATTGATCTACACCGTCCTTTGCTGGACCTGTTGTACTATCAAATCCGTTTATTCTTAACCAGACGTTAGGGGTTGTCGAGTTCGAACCTGCTGTGTTGTCCAGCTGCATGTTTTCAACATCAACTATAAGTCTGTCAGTCGGTTTCAAAGGCACCGCAGCCTTTGTCGCGACGACCAGCCCTGAAGCGATAAAGTCGGCGGGAGTATAACCAGCCGCAATCGGCAACGAAACATCAAAGGAACTCGTTAGGTCATGGAGTACTGGGCCAGTCACGACAACAGGGTGTGTATGACTGCTAATCTCCCCCGTTAGCGCGCCCTCGACGTCAGATTGGTCTGTTAAATATCCAAGTTTTGATTTTACCTCTGCGGATGTCCCGCCCGCGCCAAATAACCCTGACAGATATGCAATAATTGAATTCGATTTATCAACATTTCCAGCAATATCCGACCGCGCGGCTTTTGGGTCGTCCGTTCCCTGATCAAGGTTTGTCTTCGTCAAATTGCCCGGTAGTGCCGTCATGCTTTTGGCCCCTTCAATGTCACGTCAATTATTGCATCGGCCAAAGCGCCGGCGCTGTTATAGAGTTTGAATTCAGCCGCTGGCGTCCCGTCGAGCAATGTCGTAGATTTGCTGATAAGTTCGTCCGACCAACCCGACCCGACATTCTGTTTTGCAACAATCTGCGCCGAGGTTATGCTGGCGATTGAGCGCGATACACCTACTTTGAAATGACCGGTTGCAATTTTCTCGAAAGTGCCAGCACTGGCCAGCGCCGTATTGATATCGCCTTGATCATTGATCAGGATTTCACCATCAAGAATGGGCGTTAATGTCTTGATAACCGGCGTTGTGCCGGTCACTGTGATTTCAAACTGGATATATCTGCATGTGACTTGTGCGGTATCGATATAGGACAGTGCTGACAGGTCTGACCCGGCAGCATCGGTCGCCGTCCGCATCTTGATTGCCACCGTCCCAATGGCACCAACGCCGACCAACGGAGTGACGCTCACATCAGAATTGATATCGTAAACTTCTGTCTCGTATTTGATCGGTGATTTTGACGTTACAACGCCTGACCAACTGCCAGCCAATGCGTCCCATGTCGCGCCCAGATCATCCCAAGCTTGCGCGGCGCTCGCTTCAAGTTCGTTTTCATAATTCACAAAGCAATCTGTCTTAATGCCCGGCCAGCCGAGGGATTTTTCATTCCATGCTGCAACCGCATTGCGCATGCGAGGGTCTGGCAAGGTCGCGGTAATGATCTTTGGATTTTGGGAGACGTTGCCGGTGCTGTCCTCTACGCGACAAGCGAAAGTGTATTCACCAGCGGGCAGCTGATTGTTTTCCCACGGCCAACTAGTGATTTTGCCGGTATTCAAACTATCCGCAGTATCCAGATCAATCGTTGGGCCCGGAGCATAAGGAATGTGATAACCACCACCTACACGGACGTCGGCCTCTGGCTGCAAATGCACAACATTAAATTCACGAGTGCCGTCTGGTTGAACAGATATCGTGAACTGATCGACATCGCCCGGATTGCCAGCTTTCCCCACAACCAAATGGGTGATCGCGACCGCCGGCGACGACACACCGATTCCGTTGAATGACGTGACTTCGATATCATAAAGAACAGAGTCCGTTACCGGTCCGACAATAACGCTTCGAGAGCCGGGAATAATCTGCGCATACTCAAAATCTGTATCGGCTGCTTTTTTAAAACCGACAACAACAGTTTCACTCTGATCGGGGGGCGTCCAACTGATCTTCATTTGCGAATTCAGAGAGCCGTCAGACGCAACAGTGATTAGATCGCTACCACTTGTCGCGGTTAAATAAGTGACCTGTCCATGATTAAATGGACTATCAAAACTGGTATCCGGTGACGGGTCTTGAATGACTTCATCGTTGGCGTAGTTCCAGTTCCAATCGACGTCAGCCTCTTCACGCAGAACAAGACTGATCGTCTGGTCCTCATTCATAGCCCAAGATTCAATACGGAACTTCTTCGCCGACCAGCCAAATTCTTCCAGCGTTAAAAATACTGTGTCCCACGCCTGTACTCGTAGCATCCGAATATTGCATGTCAGATTGACGCTTATTTGCTGCCGCGATCTCGCTAACGCGATACCAGCTAACCTTTGAACCGTTCCTGTAGACGTCGTGAAATCAAAATTGAGTGACTTGACGATTTCTTCGCCATTATCCTCGGCCACATAAGTAGCATTCGAGATAATTGGATAATCAACTGACTGATAGAGATCATCCTTGTTCGCAAAGATACCGCGAACCGTATTGAACAGCTGATCTCTCGAAATCCTTGGGCTAACACGAACAGGACCGGCCAGATCATCTTCTGTAATTGTTAGCGTGGCCGCTTTTGGCCCGCCAGCATAAATATGAAATTGCCCGCCCGCATAAACTACTGCGCCCATACCAGCGCTTAGCATTGAATTTATAGCGTCCTCACGCGGCGTATCAGCCTCAAGGGTGCCGTTGACCACATAGCGTTTTTCAGTGCCGTTCAATGTCGTAACGGTCTCGTCACTGACGTTGGCTGACGCTATCAGGGTCGGTTCGTTGATTTCGGTCCAAGGGGCACCGACACCAATTTTGGCGGTAATGTAATCGGCTTCGCACAAAGCCCAGTTGTCGGTATATTTATTTAGTCCGTCGCGCGGATCATAAATCGTATTTTTACCCTTCAGAAGAACGCGCGGCACCGGAATTCCCGCCGGAAATATGCTGCCATTATAAATAAGCTCGATATGCAAGTAGGTCTGTCCACGCAATCGATGCTCAGACGTCCACTCTCCGCCTGAAGCGGCAATCAGGTCAGCATCAGCCACCTGATCCGGATCACCCATGTGAAAATTCAGTTTCACGTTATTTGCATATTTGGCATCAATCACATTGAGGTTGGCATCAAGTTCCAGTTCATCGGTATCCAGCCAAACGCCCTCAACGCTTTCGCAAGAATGCGACGCCAAAACAACAACCAGATGCAGTGATTTGTTGCCTGACCCGCTAGACGTGGCATAGACCATCGGGCCTGACACCCGCACCTCGCCATAAATTACGCGGCGGGGCTCGACCCCTGAGCGGATCATTTCCTGTCGGTCTTGCAAATTCCGCTTCGGCTTATCCTGAAAAAGAGACGTTAGCGCCGACATGATAAACGACATGGCAATGTTGAAAATTATCTGACCAATCGATATCTGAGAGATTGCAGCCGCAACCAAGGCTCCTACAGCGGGCATCTATGAAACCCTCCAGGCTTTGGCGCAAAACTTCATATGAACATAGGACAACCCCTTTGGCTCATGGGCAAACGCCGCCTCTGATCCGACACATACTCCCAGCCTCTCAGTGAAAAAGGCATCATCTTTTACATTTTGAAGAACAACGTCACCACGCTGGGCAAACATAGGGTTGATCTCTTCACCCAACTGACGAGCCGCTGCAACAGCGAGTGAGCCGTCATCAAGTTTGTAAAGTAAACGATACGCGCTTTTGGCCGTTTTATACCGCCCCTGACCGGCTTCATTGACATAATCGGCAAGAGGGTTTGTTCCGGTTATGGCCTCAACGGACCGGCCCGCAAAAATCGCGCAGTCATGCTCGCCCCATGAAAAAGGCCGCTCTGTGGCGGCCTCCATGAATTCTACAAATTTTTGTTCCCAATGGGTTAATCGCGGCAAATCAAGCTCTCCCCCAGATAAGACGTTTTTCCTGCATGGCTGCAACAAATTCAAAGCCACGATCGCCCGGATACAAAGACTTCTGATCCTGATCTGTATATCTGGTCAAGGGGGCTTGCCGGAGTTGCCGAAGGCGGCTTTCAGCCCGAACAACAATGTCGGCAGTTCGTCCTGTCTGCTCGATCTCCATCACATCCAGCATGCCCTTGTAGATCGACAGCGGGCTTTGTATTGGTTGCCCGTCATCATCAAAAAAGCACAGAAACATTTCGACCGCTCGGCCCTGATAGTTCTCGCCCAAAGCAATGGCAATGATTGAGCTATCGATACCGGATAGACCGAAATCAACTTTTTCCGCAACAACCTCGGATGTTTCGCTAACCCGAGATATCTTGATAAGCTGGCCGCCTCCGATCCAAGTCTCCCCGCCCGCAATCAACTCATTGACACCCGTCCAAAGCCGCAGATCACCGCTATCAAAAGCCATGTGAATAAGCCCCTGAACATTGAGGCCGTGTTTTTCAACCTCAGCGGATATGTCAATATGCAAAACTCTGGACATTAGACAAAATCCTCAATGATCGACAGGGTGATTCCGTATAGGCACATCTCGTTATTTTCCCAGCGCCGCTCGTCTGACGAAAGACGAAAAATTCCCTTTGGATTGCTGTAGACAACAACCGAATTGGTATGATCTTTTCGAAGGAAAGGTTCAATCAATACCGGCCCACCGATACCGGCGTCCCAGTCCTGAATAACCATTTTATATTCATTGCCGACCTGAAGATAATCACCGGCTTTGAGCGTACCGGCAGCCCCTGTTAGCGTAACTTCGCGGCTTCTCGCCGTACCGGTTGCCGTAACAGTTCCGCTGATAGTTCCTTGAGGCTCGGCAGCGTCAGGGTCCCAACAATAGAAGGTTCCGAACTGCCCGCGTAAGGACATCAGAAAAGCCGTCCATTGACGCCCTTCTGGCTTGCCCATTTGCGGTAACGTCAACTCTCCAGACCAGACAGAGTTAAATTGCTCAAGCTTCTTCGTCACACCTGAAAACGGTGACGTTTGAATATTCGTCACGTCCTCATTCGCCCAAGAGGACAGCTTGAAGCCGGGGGACGTCGGCATTGTGACGGGGAAAGAAATAGGCAATTTTTAAGCCTCCCTGAACCGCTGGCCAAAGGTGCCGCCGCGCCCAACAGCTTCAACAACTGAATTCTTTGTTGCGGCCGTAATCTGCGGCATCATGCTTTTAATCTCGGCCCGGACCGTGCTTTGAACACCCGTCGAGATATTGAAGACAGGGGCAACCGTAATTGAAGACCCTCCCGAATTTTGCTGCTCTGTGCCCGGACGGATCGGGACGACACGCCCTCCTGAGTTTGGCTTGAAGAACTCTTTTCCCCGTTCATTGACTTGATAAATTTTGCCGCCATTCACCGCACCACCAGATGCAAATTGTGGAAACTGAAAGCCGCCGGTGTTTTGGGGCATAAAATTGGTGCTTCCTGAGCTCACACCACCGCCAAGTCCACCAAATATGGACCCTAGAACAGAGCTTAAAATCCCGCCGCCGCCACTTCCACCGCCCTGTTTTGACGTGTTGATAACGTCGATCAGCTTTTCGATAATCGCGTCCAGCGCCCGCAGAGCAATGCGTTTGACGCCTTCCCAACCGTCTATCAGGTCGCGGGCAAGCTGCTTTGAATTTCGCTTGATCTCATCAATTTTCTCTTTCTCTTTTTTGAGTTCTTTCTCGCGTAGTTCGTCACGTTTCTTCTGATATTCAGCCTCAAGGTCCTTTTTGGCCTGTTCATACTCTTTGTCAGTGATCAATTTCTTGTCGAGAAATGCTTGGTATTTTGCGAGCTGTTGCTCCTGTTGACGCGCCAGATATTCCGCTTCTGACATGGTGGCTTGAAAAAAGGCTTCACGCTGCTCAGCTAGAACCGCCTTAGCCTCTTCCTTTGCGCCTTTGAAGGCAGCCTTCGCCTTCTCAACCATCTTTTGAAGGCGTTCCATGTCATTTTCATAATCATCAAATGACTGAACACCGATTTCGATACCGCGTGGTTTCTTCCGGGGTTTGGGTGCGGGAGCCTCATAAGTCGGAATGTAAATCTCATCAGGCTTTTTGCGAGGTGTAGGCACAGTGGATATGTCAGTATCCTGTTTCAGTTCATCGAACCTCGACTGCAATTGCCTTAAAAGTTTCTCAGCATTTTTTAGCTCAAAATTTGCGGCGGCAATTGCGGCGGCTTTGAGCGGTGCGTCTGAGTTTTTTGCGTTATCAAGGGCTGCCGTTAGCCTTTCAACTTCAGTCCTCGCCTTTAACAAATCTCTGAACAGGGCATCAGCGTTGGTCCGCTCGCCAACCTTACCAAGCTTATCATCAACAATTTCAAGCGAAATTGACATGCGATCAAATAGTTCGGCCATAACGCCCAGAAAACCGGTAGAGACTTTTTCGCCGCCACTTTCAAAAATGGTTTTCTGCAACATGAACCACGAGGTTTCAAACCGACCCATGGCCGCTTGTGCACTATTCACCGCATCGGCGACACCTTTACCAAAAGTCTTGCGAAGCTCGGCGGCAAGCTTTGGAAGAAGGTCTTCCGCCAACACCTCCCCGCTATCAAGCATTTTGTTGAGCTCTTGCGTCGAGACACCCATTGCTCGGGCCGCAAGCTGGAAAGCACCCGGCAACCGCTCTCCGAGCTGACCTCTAAGCTCCTCTGCCTGCACATTTCCCTTTGACATCATCTGCTCTATGGCCTTGAGAGCGCCCTCGGTATCAAACGAAGAGCGCCCCAAAACCACCATGCTTTCAGACACAGCAGAAAATATATCTCGTGTTGCCTGACCTTCAAGGCGCGTCCCTTTAGCCGCAGCTGATAAGCTTGCATATGTAGAGGCCGTAGATTGTAAGTTAAGGCCCAGCCGGTCCGCCTCCGAAGACACGAAAGCGAACTCTCTGCGCGCGCCCTGCATGGAGCCACTTACTGTTTTCAGTGTTCTTTGTATGGATTCAAAAGCCGTCCCTGCCCTAAAGATAGACGCGATTGTAGCCCCGCCCAGCGCCGCCACAATTGCAGCACCAACGAACTTAACTGCCGCCCCCGCAGCGGTGCTTGCCTTCTCCATCCGTCTAAACGATTTTGAGGCCTTGTCAATTTCATTTTCAATATTTTTTGAAGCTTTAGAGGTTGCCCGAATTGCTTTTTTCAATTCTCCCTGATACGCCCGAATATCAGCATCCAGTTTCACAAAAATTTCATCAACCGAAACGCCAACACTCATCAACTTACCCTCGCATTATTCATCATTTTTTTGAGTTCATCATTTGGTATTCGCCAAGCATCAGGTTTGGCTTTTGGCGCATCGCCGGCATCAGGATCAATACCGTGGAAACGTTGCTGACCACGAACGGCAAGATGGAATTCTTTCGGCGTCATTCGGTAAAAGTCAGCAGGAGAAAAACCCATACCGCCAACGGCTATTTCAAAGAAGTCTTCCCAACCGACGCCTTTTTCGCCGGTTTCTTCCTCGGCGTCCGTGGCTTTTTTTTCGGTTTGTCCGTCGCCGGTTCATCCTCCGTCATGGAAACCATTAAGGATGTTAGCAATTCAATCGCGGGGGCAAGCAGACCAACGATGCCGTTATGGCCGAGGCACAACTCACCGAAAGGGACAAACTCATAGCTGCTTTTCCACGCCATCGCCTCAGCGTCGTAGGTGCCAGTTCCACAGTACAAAACTGTAACAACCTCCCTGCCCCTCAAATGCCCGTCCTTGGCTTTGTCGAGAAGCGAGAAAACCGTTTCTGGTGCAAGGCGATCTTCGATTTCCATGAGGTTCGAAAAGGAAGGGGTAAGCTTGATCGCCTTACCCCTCACTTGTAATTTGATATCACCGCGAAAACTCATTTATGGGCCCGCTGTGAAGGTCACGACGCCGGAATTGTTCAGCGTAAAATCATAACTGTGCTCGCCGTTGAATTCACCGTTCTCGGACCAGTTTGTCGCAAAGAACTGACCTTCAAAGATATCACCAAATTCATTGATGATTTTGAACCAAGACCTTGTACGATTAAGGGCTGCGGTACGAAGAGCCGTCAATACCGCATCTCCTTCTTCCATCACACCCGAGCCGGTCACTTCCATAGATCGAAGACCAGCCAGCGTATCCGACCAGCCGCCTGAGGTTTTATCAGAAACGTCGATTGGCTCCATTGACAAATTCATGCCATTGGATCGCAATCCGCCTATTACTGCATAATCTGGAATTACATGATCCGCCGATTTATCCAAATGCACGACGTAAAATTCGCCGCGATACTTATCCCCCGTTGCCATTGGCAATACTCCTATTTGTTAGTGAAGGCACGACATCGCATGACACCGTGATAAAGATCGCCATTCTCTTCAGTGAATGACTCCGAAAACTCCCAGCGGAATTCTGAGACTGTGCCGCTATCGAGCGTTAGCGGTTGCCGGTCGGTTGCCTGTTCCACCGCCGCCATGATTTTTTTGAGGTCTTTACGGCCCCGGTTGCCGCCTTGGGCTGTTCGTGCCGCAGCAAAGATATGAAGGGTTAAAGTGTGCTGGTAATGCTGTCGTGTCTTGGTGCCGTCCGCCGTCGTTGTATCGTCTCCAATCACAACATACGGTAACTCGTCAGAGCCGTTCGGCGCATCGTGAACACCTGTTATCAAGGCCGTCAAAGGGACGTCAGCCGTCAATTTTGCATAGATAGCCTTCTGCAAGGCCCAAGCATTGCTAGACATTCGAAGAACCTTTTCTATTGATCTACGGGTGTTTTTTGAATTATGGTTCGCGCATGAAGAAAATTATTTTAATATCTATGCTCGTTTTAGCAGGATGTACTCAGGCCCAAGAACTCAACATCATGCGTGATGATCGCCGCGTTGTGGTCGAAGCGTCATCTTCTGAAAAATTTGATTACGTTGTGAAGGTCCGGAACGAAATGGCCGGTTACTATGACTTTGACAAAAAGGAAGATCGCGTTCGCGTGGCCAATGATTATCTGAAAGACCAATGCCCGGGACTGAAGGTTATTGAAGAGCGAAAAGTGATTACCGGAGAATACATCACCGGCTCGCCATCCATCACCTACAGCCTGTTGATCAAGTGTGAGAGGCGTTAGGATAATGAAAACGTTTTTCAAAAGTATGTTCTACACGTCTCTTACTCTGCTCGCTCTTCTTCTTGTTGTGATTGTGTATAAAGGGAGTGACGACTCTCCAACAGACGCGTATCAGAAAGAAAAAGACCGAATTGCCGGATTTCATTGTCTGAGCTCTTGGGACGGTTCACATCGACAGCTTGAAAGAGACATAAAAAACAGATTGAAAGACCCTGACAGCTACGAGCATATTGAAACAAGTATTACGCCCGTTAATACGCAGGGCACTCATACTTTATACACCTCATTTAGAGCACGAAACGGGTTTGGCGGAATGACAATCACCAACGTTGTGGCAACTGTCAATAATAGTGATTGCACCGCGACGATAATATCAATGGAGTAACCTACTTCTTCCGAGCTTTTCGCCCAGCGCGCCGGATTGCATTTATAATCCTGCGTTTTAATTTCGGTTTCTCTTCCTCAAACGTTGGCCCAAGAACCGGCCTTGCCGCCATTTTTGATGTTCCAAATTCCAAGTCTTTCGCATATCCAACACCCGAGATGCTGACTTTAGCCCCGAGACCGTCGATATCAACGCTATGGCCGACAGCGGACATCAACCGGCCTGTATCACCGGCTGGCGGTTCTCCTGGCAATGATACTTGGTGAACGCGGGTCGGATCATACCGAATGACTGTCTTCCCGCCACCACGCTGCCGGATTTTATTTTTAACCTCGGCATTAATAGCAAATGCTGCCTTTTTGAATTCGCCCGAAAGTTCCTTCTCGATTTTGTCTCCGAGCCGCTTCAACGTCCTGTCGAGAGAACGATGTTTAACTTTTCCAAAGAACCGGCTTCTCGCCATTACGCCGCCCGCTCCTTGACCTTGATTTCCAGAAACCTGTTTCGCTCTTCAATATTCTTGATCGACAGAATATCGAAGACCCGTCCTTTATGATCGAACCAACAATCACGGTTCAGGTCTTTACGATATCGTATTGTAATTTTGTGCGTGATCACCTGCTTAAGGGCCGCTGCCGATTGCACTGCATAATCACTCGCTGGCTTTATATCGCACCATGAGCGGCCCACCATCTGGGGCGCCGTATCATTTCCGCCGCCGCCGTCTGGCGTCTCCACAGCCTTATAGACGGTTACAAGCTTGTTCATCTTTCCGATCTTCATAGCCTTAGCACCCTCCAAGAATTGAGCAGAGGTTTGGCAATGGCTGGAACCACCCCGTCGCCGCCCCGCTTTTCATAAAGCTCGACAAAGCTATGAAGAATTGCTGTTCTGATAGCGGGATTGACCGCAGCCGGATCGGCACCATATCCGGCCACATAATCAATTTGGATGCCATCTATATCGCGCCCCGGTATCGGCCATGTACCGACCGGATGAAGCTTGGCTCCCATAGTATCAAGCTCAAGCTGATAACTGGCGGTATCGACGATACTTGACTGGTTATCAGCATCAAAAACTCGAACCTCAGAAATGGAAACGGTTGGTGGTTTCGGCAACTCGACCGCAGCACTGGCAACCAAAGACGATATCGGCCCGTCTCGAACGCCGTCCCACCATTCAGACCCGTTCGGTACTTCCGGCCAATCATTGAGGCTCAAGGTGTACGTTCGGTTGATCAATGCCCTGCCGATATAGGCCTCGACAAGCTCAGTTGCCGACCCGATAAACAACTCGATTATCTCAACCTTGTCGTCATCAATTTTAGCAAACTCTATTGCCGTTTCGACTTCGACAGGTAGCTTTTCCGGTGCCGTTTTTATCGCCAGTTTCATGACTATTTCTCCTTGATCCGGAGACGAAGAGTTTCTTTCAACTCACGGCCCGACGTTGTGGTCACAGCATGAACAATATCGATCTTTTGCCCGCCCAAGGCGGCAAGACAGGCCGCAGCATCATTGCAATCAAACCAGACGACAGCCTTCATGTTGGCAGCGGCGGTGACGGCGACTACAACGGTTAGTCCCGCATCAATCGCCACCTGAGGCAAAGTAAAATTCACAGCCGACAGGGTGTCTCCCGTTGCTTCAAGCTCGAGGGTCCAGTCGCGGCTATAGTCCTTTTTTTCTGCCGGATCGTAAGGCGCGGACCAAATGGCAAAAGACATGCTTTCGGCTCCTTATGCTTCAAGGTCAGAAATGCGCCGCTTCACATTTGCAACCCGAGCTTCGAGTGTTGGAAGCTTTTCCTTCAACCGAGCAAGCTCACGCGTATTTCCGAGCTTGATCTTTGCCTCGGCCGCATCAAGATCGGCGCGGGCCTGAGACACTTCATTCAGGTTTTTAGGTCGGTTCATTGACATTGCGGTTTTCCCCCAAGTTTTCAGAGTTGAAATTTATACGCGGAGTGCGTCAAACAATCCGCTGGCATTAATCGCGATATCAAAGTCACCGGCTGTCGAGCTCTGTACCGCTGTGCCGTTTGTGTCGTCCAGATCCATACCGCCCAGAATTAGATCCCCAGCCAATAGCCCGCCGGACGTGCCGACAATTATGTATAGCCACTTGGCCGTGATCGTGACCGCATTACCAAAATCGATATCAGCACAATCAAATTTCATGCCGTTCGTTATTTGATTGACGACCTGTCCACTAATTGCAACTTGCGCATAACCGACATCAGCGATCTCGTTTGCTGAAATGTCAGACAAAATCGCATCGAGCGGATTCCAAGCATGCGTTGCCGACAACAGGATCGCCGTCATATTGTCAGCATCAAGATCGATATTGCCGTTAAAAATATTCTCGACTGCATTATCAACCAGATTGAATTTACCTACCGCCATGGCGACAACTCCCCGTAATAAAGGTTAAAGACTGCGGACTTCGGCGTCCAAAAGAAGCTCTCGGGATTCTTCCTCGTTGGAAATCTCCCGCAGCTCTGCTCTCATAATGATTGTTCGATCGGGGCTTGGCGTAATCTCAACCGTCAGCACATAGGCTGCATAGCCGTTAATCGACATCCTTCCAGCGCTCGGAAACAGTCGGACACCTGATTTCAACAGTCCGGCATATCCGGATAGTTGCACCGCACCCTTTTGGCTCTGCCCGTTAAAGTTAGCGCTAACGATTGAAGAACCGGCGAGACCCACTAGCGACAGGCCACCCTTAACGGACGTCAGCCGCACCTCGCCAGAGACAAGAAGCGATCCCGCCCGACCGTTGAGCGAGATATTCCCTTTGGAGGCCTGAAGGATGCAGCCGGCCACCAGCGCGGCTGTCTTACCTTGAAGCGTGATTTCGCCTTTTGTGGTGGTGATCGAAACCCTATTGCTCGCCAATATGCTGGACGCTTTGCCCGTCAGAGACAAAACGCCTTTTTGCGATGTAACGAGTACATTCCCGCCAGTCGTCACGCTGGATATAGTGCCGTTGATTTCAACAACACCCTTTTGCGCGGTCAGACGAACAGCATCACTGGTCGTCACCGATCCAGTTTTACCAGTTATAGACACGGAGCCTTTCTGAGCAACCTCTACAACAGATGAGTTGACGAGCGTACTCGCCACTTTTCCGAATAGAGATACAGTTCCTTTCAAGGCTGTCAGCGAGACATTGACAACCGCCGTTGCCAGCGAGCATACCGCTCCCCGGAAATTCGCAACGCCAATAGTCCGAGGCTCCCCGAACACGTCATTCGCGGGGGTTAAGCTGAAATCAACTTCTGCCGCATTGACGACCAAGGCCGACGATGAGGCTAGCGGCTGAATATCAGCGGTAGCGAGGCTGGATACGTCCGTCACCAGATCAACACCGTTGGAAATTGTCCCTGCTTGCGTTGGGAACTGTATTCCGGCTGTGCCGTCAGAGGAAACATTGCCGGTGCAAGTGGTTAGAGTGACCACACCCACGCCTGTATAGTCTGTCAAATTACCAACGCCTACACAGTTTGTTAGTCGTGATCCTGATGTATTGTTGATCCAATAACCTGTACTAACGCCATTCAGATCAACGGCTAAGCAGTTTTCAAGTTCTCCTCCCCAAGGTACACTGAATAATGTGGTCCCCGCCGTACTTCCAGAAATAGCTATGCAGTTTTCAAGCCGACCTTGACCGCTATCGAACAAGTTCCGACCTGATAAATTTGCAGCGGCCTGCACGAGGCAGCCGGAAATCAAAGCACCATTTGGCGTCGATTTAAAACCATAAGAATTTGATGCGTTGGTTTTAGCTTGAATATTTAGGACTTCACAATATCCACATCCAGAATTCAACAAAATCACCTGAACGTATTTATTGTTGATAATCGCGGTACCGTAATTTTCGTCAAAACGAACAGGATCAACACCACGTTCGATATTTTCCCAAATGGAATCCCCTGCCGGCGGGCTAATCACCATTCTATTTGTTGCAGATGTCCCTTCAGCAAAATCAATAGTTGAGCTCGTTGATCCTTGCCAATAAGCCCCTCTCCGGTCATGCCAGATATAGACTGTCCAGTTCTCGTTATCAGTGACCAGAGTGTCCGATATACCAACCCCGATATCAGCAATAAAATCTGTATGGATGGCATAATCCTGCACACAGAGGAATTTCCACGTAACGGTTCCATCCACCACGATATCGCCAACCGTGGCGAATAGCGGCGAGGTACCTCCCGTGGTTCCGGCCACCGTGCACTCGATCAGCTGCGCTGTACCGGTCAACCGTCTATCACCGAGCGTCACCGCTTGGGTAGCAGCCCAAGGATCTGCCGCGCAAATGTTATATGTGATTTCAGTCGCCATTACAGGTCAGCCACCGTAAAAAGCCCCAAGTCATCCACCAGTACGCTCGCAAGTGCCGCGCGGTCGGTCACAATCTCGCCATTGGTGATCAATTCTGCTTGCCGCTCTGGCGATATAGCAGATGCTTCAAAACCCCAGCGGCGGTTATATACGATTTCATCGTCCGGATTGGCTTCCGTGATCTCTGGAAAGGGCGCAACAAGCTTTTCGGCTTGTTCGTCCGTCAAATCTGTAATTTCCACAATGACGAATGCCAGAGGGAAATCAGCCGCCGCACGTCCTGCTTTAAGCCATTTCTGCTTACTCTGGCGGATACCCACATCATCCCGACTTTTCAGCACCCGAACCACATCGCCGCGATTGATCCGCGTGGCCGTTTCTTCAGCAACGGTTGCGGCATGCTGGTTTTTGTTAAAGGCCATTTGAACAAGGATAAGAGCCATTTATTTAACCCTTCCGAGAACAAGCTGATATCCGTAGCCGGGGTATCCGTTCAACCTCAAACGAGTCCCTGCCAACTTATGACGGACGCGAGAGGCAATAACACGGGCGGTGCCTTCCTGCCCCTGCTTCAGCTGGTGAATTGGATATAGCCGGTCCATTATTTGAGTGATGGTCACGAAATTCGGCATATCCCGAAAAAGCCGCCGGAACAGTTTCATTTCTGATGGCGTCAACTCTATGACGGCTTTGTCCACCCGCAAAAAGGGACTGTTTTCGAACAACTCTACCGGAACACTTTTAGACCAATTGCGGGAAATCTCGAACTGGTCGGACCCGCAACATTTGCAAATCTTTGCCATAACGACACCCCTAATGGCCGATATTACTTGTTGCTATCAGGCCCGCCGCCGTCCTTATTCTCCGGGGCATTTGCCTTCTTTGTGAATTTCACAGCCTTCTTGGCATCAAGCGCACATTCGGCATATCTGCCTTCGAGGACATCGCCAGATTTTGCGACAGTTTTTGTGTATCCATCTGGATAATATGTGAAGGTTTCGCCGTCTTTGATCTGCGCCTTTGTCATATTTCTTACTCCTGAGATTTTGAAGGAAATGAGCGACCCGAAAGCCGCTCAAGCTATAATCACCAGCGCTTAGGTCTTGCCGATCATTTCAGGTCGCAGGATGGCCACGCCAGACAACAGGGCTGCCGCTGTATTTGCCGCCGGTGTAATCGTCATGCGGACATAACGCTTGGTGCCGACATACCCGATCTGATTAACCGTATCGTCATCGGTTGCGACGAATGAAGCTGCCGCCTCGGTACCGACAAGATCGCCATCGGCAACCGCAGCGGCGTCCGACATATCAGAGGCATCGCCTTCTTCAATCAAAACGGTAAAAGTCGCATCAACATCGGCAAGAGAACCGGCCGCCGGTACAAACAGACAGCCCTGATAACCTTGAAGATCGATGATATTGCCAACTTGCGCAGTGTCGTCGGCAACTGAAACAGGTGAAAGTGCGGCAGTTGCAAGCAACGCCGTTGAGATATCACGGAGCATAATTGTTCCCCTTTAAAATTTGCGAATATATTGAGAAAAGTCCGCCCGAAATCCGGACGGGCTCTCAGGTGATTAAGCTGAAACCTTCAACAGTTTCACAGCCTCGCCGTTGGTAAGGCCACCGCCCACACGTTTGGTTGTGTAGAACTGCACCCAAGGCTTGGCAGAGAATGGATCGCGAAGAGTCCGGATGCCGATCCGGTCAACAATCATATAAGCCTCGCGGAAATCACCGAATGCGAGAGGGAAGGCATCGGCGGCAATGCCCGGCATATCTTCGCCTTCGAACACACCAAAGCCAGCAAGCAAAGACGGTTGCCCGGCCTGTGCGGATGGCTGCCACAGATAGTTGCCGTCACCGTCCTTCAGTTTTCGAACGGTGCCCACTGTCGCGCGATTGCACAGGAAGCGAGCATTGTTACGATAAGATGCTTTCAGCGAGTAAATCAGGTCAATGATTTTATCGTAAGCGGCAGTACCGGCCCCGATCGTGTTGGCGTTTCCTGAGACGATATATTGCAACACGTCCCACTTACGGCCAGCAGAATCAGCGTCTGCGCTTGTTCCGTAAGATAGTAACCCACGAGGCTTCAAAGTACCGTTGCCGGTAAGGAAGGCTGCATTTTCAATGCGGGCGAACTTGTCAGCAACCTTATCCGCGAGCCAACCTTCAACACCAAACTGGGCATCGTCGAGCAAGGTTTGTGAGGCCTTTGGGTTTGCGTAGATTTCATGAACTGGAATTTCCAGTTCGCCAATTCCTGGCGTATTGGTTCCGGTCCGATCTTGACGCTCCCCGACCCAACCAGCATCAGCTTCGTCATTGTCAATCGACAGCTTTACTCGGTCCGTACCGATTGAAATCACCGAGCAAATCTGACGCATCGCCGTTGTCTCGTAGACTTTTTGCAAAATCCGATTTGACATGGTCGGAGCGACAAAGAAACCACCTTCCGGATCAGTCGCGAGAGACAACGCTTTTCGTGTCTCTTCCCCAAGGTTTAACCCTTGAGGATCACCAGACTTGCGCAGATAATCATCAAACGCTTTTGTGTATGCCCGATATTCATCAAGCTTCACATCTTCCGGAGCGATAACTTTGCCTGTTTTGATGGAGTAAAGCTGCGCGGCATGTTTGCGGGCGTCTTTATCATCGTCATTAGCAGGGGCCGCCGCCATCCGGTTCATGGCTGTTTCAACTTCTTCAAGTTGCTTTTTCAGCCCTTCGATTTCATCAAGGCGACCGTTGATTTTTGAGAGTTTTTCTTCTGTATCAGATGTTACTTGACCGTACTTTTTAACCTCGGACAGAGCTTCATCATTGGCCGCTTTGTAATCCTCAAAGTTTTTGTTGAGGGCTGCAACGGCCTGTGTGGCTGTTTGAATTTGTTCTTTCAATACTACGTCTGGCATGATTATGCCTCCTATTGCGTGAGTGTGCTTGATGCTGACCGAACGCTTTCGGTCAGTGCTTTTAACGCCGAGGCGATCTCTTGCGAGCCTTCGCCTTCTACATCTGCCTGTTCGTCACGAACATTCAGCAAACGCCAAAGGTCGGGCGAAGCTTTGCGGCTTGCCCGGTGAGAGAAACCGAGTTCGTCACGCAACGCGGTCTCTAAATCTTTAATTGTTTGAAAGCGGTCACTTGCTTTGACCGCATTAATAAACGCCTGATCATTGGCCGGAAAAGTCACCAGCGAGATTTCCATCAGGTCGGTTTTGGTAATCGTGCGAATTTCCTTTTCACGGTCCCAGTTATCTTCGAGTGTTCGAAAACCAATCGACAGGCTGTCCAGCGCCCCGGCCTTCAGAAGCTCATAAGCTTCTCTGGCCTTTTGGACGCCGAGCAGAAGCCGGCCCTTTACATACAGGCCCTTAGCGTCTTCGCGAATTTCGTCATAGACACCGATAGGCTGACGCCGGTCATGCTGCCAAAGAAGCTTTACTTTGCTCAGCGGTTTTGATGACAAGGTATCCGTAAAAGCCCCGTGAGCGATAATATCACGATCACTATCAACATTGCCAAAAACAGAGCCGTACCCTTCAAAGACGCCTTTGTCATCGACGCCTTTGAGTTCGAGCGGTGCATGAATTCGTTCTTTGGTCATTTGTCCGCCTTTCTATCGAGCTTTTCCTCGATGCGGATAAGAAGTGCTTTAATCTCTGAAAACTTCTCTGATTGCCGCCGCTCGCTGGCAATAATTGCAATCGAGTTATCCTCGATATTGTCGGCGTTCAGTTCGACTTTGCTTTCCAGTCTGACAAAAGCGACCACGAGAGAAACCGCGACAATTGCGGTCGTGGCGATATGTCCAACATTGATATGTCGGTCGAATTTCCATTGCTCAGCCAAGTGCGCCCCCTTAGAAATCAGGCAATAAAAAAGGCCGGATAAATCCGACCTCGGTATTAAATTTTGAAAGCGTTATTTGTTCCGAAGCTCTTCACGAAGTTGATCTTCAAAAGAGACTTCCGGCTCATCTTCGAACTGAAGGCCTTCGTCTTCTCTTATCTGCATGTCACCGATATAGTTTCCAGCGTCGTCAAACTCTTCAGTGATTTGAACAACCCGTTGTCCAGGCTTGGGGCCTTCAATAGGGTCGGACTGAGCAAAGCCAGCATAAAAATTGGCGTTTTCCGCGTCCCGTCCTATGATTTTACCAGTTTTGTCCCTATCGGGAAGTTTGCCTTTAGTCATGATTTCCAACAACTCTTCAAGTTCTTCTGGGAGCTCCCCTTTAACATAGTTCCCCGCCGTGTATCTTGCAAATGCCTCGGCAATAGCTTCTTTAATGTTCCTACCACTGTATTCAGATAAGTTCATATAGAACCAAGTTTGCGCTGCGCTATTTTTTTGTCGTTTATTAAGCTCATCATACGAACTTTCGGGCATCCGCTTCTTCAAAAAAAGGCGGCCGGCAACCTCCCTGAACCTTGAAATGGTTAGCGGGCTTGTCAGCGTATGGCCAAGTTCATGCCTGAAAGTTGTCCCGATAAAGCTGCCGTTTTTGTCTTTGGATTTCACCGACCAAGGTTGCCCTGCCGAATTGACGATCCTGTGTGTTTTTGCTATTTCCTCTGCCGTCGCCTTTGCTTTCAACGCAATAGCCCGAGGAATTTCAATGTCCAAAAATGAATTGTGAAAGGCCCCCGTAGCCTCTCCCCACGACCCTGCGCTTGATGCCATCGGCATAATATTGACGTTCTTCGCAATATCAGGATATCCGGCTTTCTTCAGCCGAACCAACTCTGCCTCGACCGTCTCCAGCACCAAATTCATATTTTCTTTTGAATGCCGACGACCAAAGATATTTCCATTAAACAAGATTTCAGGCTCAACCACATTGACGCCATATTCACTTTTCAGCCGTTCTTTCACGTCTTGCTGAGGTGAAGTTCCTTGAGCCGCTGCGGGCTCGTTGATACCTTCGACTTCATCACCCTTACCCGGACGAAAAGCCAAGGCGCAGCGACAATTGATAATCTCATGGGCTGGACCGCGAGGGTCGCCCGGGAAACGCAACTCAAAACCGCCAACCTTAAACTTGTTCCCGGACTTCCGACGCTGGCCGTCGGCCCTTCGATGAGTAGACCTTGTCCGATCCCCCCGAATGGACATCCACTCAAATACACCTTCGATACCACTTGATTCAGCTGCATCGAAGGTTGCCGAATTTGCCGCCGAATGAGTTTCTGTTCGCGCTATCGTATTTGCGCGGGCTTTACCAATTTTACCCCCAACCCTTTGACGGATACGGGTTGCAATTGCCGCAACCCCTTCTCCGTTGGCTTCTCCTTTAGCGACCGCCTTCATAATACTGGATCGAGTTGACTGAGAGATTTGCTGAATTTTCCGACCACCAACAGACGACATATAAAAACGCGTTCTGGTCTCAAAATCGTCCAACACGTTATCTTGATCTTTTGTCTCGAACTGGTTCGATGATTTCAGGTCGTTGAAAAACCTGTTTCCGAAAATTGTATATACCCGCCGGTAATGCGGCATCAATATCTTGGCGAGTCCGTTTTCAAAACCTTCAACAGATCGAAGCGCCGCACCTCTACCGCCCAGCAAATAAGCCTGTTCGGCTTTGCTGGCCGTATTATCAAAAAGGCGTTGCAACCTCGCTATACCGGTTTTCTCAACCGCGCTCAGAACACGGGAGTAGCTGAGAAGTTCAGCCGCCCGTCTTCGCGCCCGTGCCTTCATTCGTCTTCGTCATCATTGACGTTAGGGTCAACGCTCTCGCCTTGGCCGTCATCACCTTCACCAAGAGGCACAAGCGTTGCGCTCTGAAGAATAACATCGCCGCCTTCGGTTGGCTCATAGCCGACCTGTTCACGCTTTTCATTAATGGTCAGGAAATCAACGTTCTGAACGCGCTCATATGCCTTTTGTCGGCGCAAACCCAAAGCTGGAATATCATCGAGATTGAAACCGAGCTTCAAGTCATCGCCAAAGCGTGGAACGAGCCAGCGCTGCAAGTCTTCTGTAAGCTCTTCACGGGCAGGAATGACCGTGTCTTCCCACAAACCGAGGCGGGCCTCCTGCATGTTGGAATAGGTGTTATCCCCTGGAATTCCCAACATTTGCGGCGGATAGCCGTAGACAACCGAAATTTCGCGGGCAGACGTGTTTTTACCTTCCAGAAATTCAAGCTCGCGAGGGCTGAGCGACATATTTATCCAATCAAGACCCCCTTCAAGCAAAAGAGGGCGACCCGCGTTTCTCGGGCCGCTATGACGATCTTCAAGTTCAGACTTCAATCTGACAAATTGTGCTTCGTCAAGTGAACCGTCATTTGTCATGCGCAGAGCGCCACTGGGGCGGGCCGAGTTATCAATAAGGGCCTTGTTCCAATCGGTTCCACCATTATGCGTATCGACAGATCGGGCCGCAGCTTCGAGCGGTGACATACCGTAAAAATCGTCAGTCGGGTTAAACGTTTTGCAATGCAGGATATCTGACCGGCCTCGCACGAAATCGACCTTGAACTCTCGCGTGCTCTGGCCAACCCGATAGATATAAGCTCCGGGGAAACCGGACGTTCCCGCCTTAATCGTCACGCGATCAGGGCGAAGGACGAATAGCTCCATCGGCTCGGCATCGGCCCGTTTTGGTCCCACAGCCTCGGAATAAGCGTTTCCGGCAATCATGCGAAAGGCCCAGAGATATTGCAAATAGTCACGACCGGACATGATAGGATTTGGTTTGTTCAGCAAATCAAGAAGCTTGTGCTCCTCGATCTCAACGCCCCGCTTGTTGGTCAGTTTCCAGCGCGGTAACGCAACTGCTTTCGAAATCCGGTCAATCGCGACATAAGCGATAACGTTTTTCTGATAACCCTCTTTTGCAAACTGCTCGTAATTGCGTTCTGACCAGACAGCTTTATTCAAATACTGCATTGAGATCATGGGCCCGACGGCACTTGCCTTAGAACCTATATTCCAAACGGAATTGAAGGCGGGCTGAATGTATTTTCCAACAAATCCCATTAAGCCCCCTAGAGTTGTCTTACTTTTGGCGCTGAAACACCGCCCAGCATCAGTTCGGTGAAGCCCCACACCAGCGCGTCAATTCGGTCAGGGCTGCCCTTGGTATCGAGCCCCGGCTCCCAAGTCACCATTTGATCTTCAAGCTCTGCAAAGCCGCCGACGTGGCTGATTTTACCTTGCTCATATAGCGCTGATACCGGCTCAGCCCTTGTGTGCTTTCCTTTGCTCGCATGAACCGCGCGATACGAGATGTTAGCGTCAACAGTCCGGATATTCGTTTCAACCAGATCACCGCCGTTATTAACTTCGGCGACAACGCGGTCAGCGCTCCATTTGTGATAAGCGGCGACAGCAATTTCTGCCCATTCAAGAGGCGTATAGACGCCCGATAAATCTTCAAGAACATAGCCGCGCCCTTGATTATCAATCCCGACAACGATGATGCCTGTTTCATTGCTGCCCTCTTCCGCCGTGACCGCCGGATCGATAGCGACAACAATCCGCACCAGATCGAGTTTGAAAGTTCCGTCTTTGTTGTGTGACCGCTCGTAATTAATTCGCGTTTTGTCCAGCCAAGCCAGTTTCCAAAGGGCACCTTCAGCCTCGTCAAGGATTGCCGCTTCGAGTTCCTGCCGTCCTAGCCTTGTTCCGTCGTATTTTGCTTTCAGGCGATCGAGGACGACTTTTGGCAAGTTAGCGAGATTGTCAAAGGTAGAGCCGCGCGTCAGGTGCGTATTCGGATCACGAATAACGTCCCGAACCAGTTTTGTAGGCCGTGGCGTTGTGGTCACGACAACTTGGGGATGCGCTCCGAGCCGAAGCCCGAATATCAAATTGTCCCACGTCTCCGAATACCGAAAGGCGGCCAGTTCATCGACCCATGCAAAGTGATGTTGCGGCCCACGAAGAAGGTCCGGCTTATCTCCTGAATAAGTCGTCAGAAGGGCAACCTTGACGCCTTTATCATTGTAAACGGTTATGCGCCTTTTTGAGGGCTCATATTCGGCCCGAACCCATGGCGGAAAGATCGACAGCAAGCCGCTTTCACCTTCGACCATCACGTCACGGGCATCAGCTGCGGTTCGAGCCACCAGCGCTATTCGGATAACCTTTTTAATTTCGGGTTGAAAGACATTGATCCATTCGCGGCATGTCTCGGCGCCTGTTCTGGTTTTTCCGAAACCGCGACCGGCGATGATCGCCCAGATCGACCAATCGCCTTCGGGTAATCGCTGAGTCGGTCTGGCATGTAGTGACCAGTCGAATTTCTTAATCAGCGCCCGCTTTTTAACAGCAAGTTCTTTTAAAGCCGCTGCGGCGCGTTTAAATGCCTTCGACATCCGAGGTTTCTAACTGCTCGGCAAACTTCTCAAGGTCTTCGGGTGTCATTGCGAGAAGCTGTTCAATGTTGAAATTGACTTCTTTTTCTTTGTACAGGCCCAGATGGCGGCAGAGCTTATCTAAGGCTGCGACCTTGTCGTGAAGCTTGAACTCGGTCACTTCTATAGACTGTTTAACGGATGCCACCGCGCGGGCTTTATCTTCATCAAGGCCCGAGAAATTCTTGATTTTGACGCTGTTGTTTTCGACATCGACATAATCGGTGATATCCGAAAATGCAATTCTGGCAACCTCTTTGAGAACCCGCTCGGCTGTAATTTCCAGCTTGCTCGCGAGCTTTGCCTCCTGCCCCTTAATGTATTTTTGAACCTCGGGATGATGCAAGACCCTGTAACCGGCATTGCGCGGTGAGGAATAACCGGCCCGCTTCGCTGCGGCGGTCGCGTTCCTATCCACCAAATACTCGTCAGCAAACAACCGCATTTTATCGGTCATAGGCATATGAGTTTGTTTTTTTGCTTTTGGTCTGGCCATGGTCAAAAAAATACCGGGGACAAGCCCCGGCTAAGTCAACAGTGAGAGAAAATGGTGTCACAAACGTACACCCAATACCGGATGTTGAGTAACAGAGTGCAGGAGAGGCGTCGGATGGTCAAGATAAAAAGTTGCCTATAAGTCAATTATTATGTTGATTTGAATTTCTATCTTTGCTATTAATTGCCTATTAGGCAACATGAAAGGCAAAAACATAATGCAAAAAACGATGACAATCGAAGTTCTGACCTCCCAGATAAAGGACATGAAAGATCAGATATTCCGCGCAGAGATGTGTGACAACAGTTATGCAAACTCGGGGCGCATGGATGAAGATCATAAGCATCTTCGGCGTCTTAACGATCAACTTGCCGTGCTCCAGAAGAGCGCGGCGTAACCCCACACCGGTGGGTGGCGGTTTTCCGGTTCCGCCCGAACAGAACCAAAGACCGGAAATTATACCAGCTAGGGGGAGATGACAGGAAGGCGCGTATTGTACGCCCCCGCGATATACCGAGGTTCACTGGGCCCCTTACTTCCGAAAATGCCCAGTCCAGGTTTAATACGTGTGGCGTTGAGAAAGCTATGGGGCTGAAGAAGGGCGAAAAAATCCAGCGTCTCGGCTTCATCAGGGTCATCAGCACCCGCAAGGAAAAACTACGAGAGATCACTCAAGAAGACGTCATCAAGGAAGGCTTTCCAAACTGGGCACCGTATGATTTTTGCAAGTTCTTGACGGAGCATTATAGGTGCCGGCCAGATGCAATTGTGAACCGCATCGAGTTTGAGTATCTGGATTAGAAAGAGGATATTTCTTCATTTATTTTAATTATATTGTTGACACATAGGCTCTAAGCGCCTATATTAAGTCTATCAGCAGACGGAACATCGAGTTCCACCAGAAAAGGGAAAATCAAAATGGCTACTCAAAAAGAAATCGCACAAGAACTTGATCATTCAGCTGCACGTGCTGGATATTCCGCAGCAACTGGAAAACAGTGCTGGTTTCTAGCAAAACTTTTACTTGAAGCTGGTGATACTCCTACAACTTGGGAAGTTGGCTACGCAAATACTAACAGCGCACTAACAAAGAAAAAAGCAAGTTTTATGATTGACGAATATCTTAACTAAAATTTCAAACGGAACATCGAGTTCCACTAATCCATAGGAGAATGGAAAATGACAAACTTTTATTTTACACACGACGTTGAAGATTATGACCACATCGAAGAAGATGCGGTAATTGAAGTTGCAGCTTCAAAAGAAGATATGATTTCAAAATTGCTTGCTCCTTATGATCTTGAAGAAGGCGAAAAGGCATATTTGATCCAACTTCGGACAAGCGATTGCTGGATCAAAACAAATGATGATCCAACCCTTGAAATGATTGCACCTTTCAATATGGATCAAGTTTATGTGGCTCACGCTCACCCCGGTGTAGAGGCTTATTGGGTCTCACCAACAGAGGAAGTTTACGGAATTTACGTTGGAGATCGTGAAGACTTATACTACCCCGAAGACGCCGAAGAAATTTCAATTTAACGTAACTGGCGGGGTAATCCCCCGCCTTTTATTTTGGAGAAAACAATATGTCCAATTTAAAAGATGCGGAACTGATGAAAGAAATCCGGGAATTAGCCGGGTTTACCCAAAGTCAAATCGCCGATGTTCTTGGGTACAGCGGCAACAGAGCCATCCGGGCAATTGAAACGGGGGATAAATCTATGTCTGGCCCCGCCCGAGCCGCTGCCGAATATCTGGCGCAGGGGTTGCTTGATGATGATATGAAATTGATAGTGCCTGAATTTGGCTTGTTTGAATGTTCGGCCGGCGCCGCAGTTGGTGAAATTTTACTGCGAAATTATTTCCCGCGCTTTCTTGGAATTGTTCACGACAATGAGATGCCAGGACTTGAGAATATCAAGATATTTCCAGACCCAATGTATCTGACAATCATCAACTGGCTGGACAACCCAATCCACTCAAACAAAGATACGATTATTAAGCGGGCCGCCAGTTATGTCGAAGGGGAGTATCAACTCGGTAGCTAAGTAAAACGGCGGTTCAGCATTAGCCGAACCACCGTCCTAGACACATCCGAAAGGCAAATAACGGACGTGTGAGGGTTATGGGGGAAAACCGATTGAGTGTAAAGAGTGACTAACCTTCTAACGCGCCGATAGCTGCTTCAATATTTACCAATCCGCTTTTATACATCGATTCTAGATGTAGATATGCTGGAGGGGCAATTCTAGCGTGAAAACCGTTCACTTGATATGCCAGTACAGTTGCATTTGTTTTGAATGCGCTTAAACTACCATACGCCTTTAGAACTGGCGTTAATTCATCGGGTTCAAGTAAACCAATACTGCCGCGCTGTGCGCCAAAAATTAGGTCCAACTCATCAAGACAAACTGTCATATACGATGTTGGTGTTCTCGGTGCGGCCGCGAACCCATCGAGGTTGCTTACAAATATCTCTTTAACATACTTAAGCTCTTCCAAAATCGAACGTCTAAACACATTACACTGATGTTCCTTGTCTTCTTGGCGTTCTTGTTTTGATAATCTTGCGCTATGTTGCAAGGTCATGATAACACCCGCGAAACCCAGAATACCAATGATTGAAGCCTCGTAATTCTTGTAACTAAACGTAGTGAAGTCACTAACAGCACTGCCAATGGCCAAACCTACAAACACTAATAGTATTCCATTTATTAAACTCATTTTTCCCCCTATATCGCCCTTATTCTGGCGTGTTTTGGCGACCTTAACCGCTTTGGGTCGATTAACCCCCGAAACTCGGCTAAGCGGTGTAACGCGATCCTGAACACGGGCAAGCCGGCACCTGATCGCCATTTCTTCTTTTTCTCGAATTCTTTCATGGTAAGACCGCGACAAACCACTTCCAGGAGAACGTCGTCAAGGTCAGGGCCGCCGACCGTATCTAGGGCGTTGTAGACTTCCTCAAGGGCTGTCAGGCCAAGTGACGCACTATCATGCTCACGGACACCGCCACGGACCCTGTCCCCGTTCATATCGCTGATCCGGTAGCCGTTACGTCCTGCCAGTTCATAGCGGTCACGTATCCATTTTCCCGCCTCATACAAGTGCAAAGTGAACAGCTGCGGTTTGTGAAAATGATACCAGTCGAGAGCATCCTCGATGCGCTTTGACGGCCTTGAACGGCCATCTTCTTCCTTCTTGTTGGCTACGACCACAGTACGGCTTATTTGGCCGTCTCGCGCATAGAACAACTCGCTCGATCGTGCGTCCGGCTCTCCAACATCAACGGGACAATACGGCTGTAGTTGCCCCCCGGCTCCGTAATCAACAAATTTCTTCTCAGTGATTGACCGAGATTTGTTTTTGCCCTTCGCCATCTTGCCCCCTCAAATATTCCTGATATTCCATTAATCCCGGCGGAACTGAACTGACACCCGACACCTTAACAGCTTCGGATAGTGGCGCCCCGCCCCTCATTCCCTGCGGCAAAGGTCCGGTCGGTTGAATGATGCATTGCCACTCTGCCGCCATCGGCCCACCACAACCATACCACTTTTTTACACGCAATACACGCGATCTGTACGGCAGTGCGAACCGCTTACGACCATCGAGCGCAAAGGTCCCGTTCTCGGTATCCACCAGCAACACAGCATGCATCTGCCCGCTAAACAGCTTGCAGATAGCTATTCGCATGCTTTGGTCAGACCAACCGAGGGCCCGCAGCTGGTAGAAATACCCGAGTGCAAAGTCCTCGCAGTCGCCTTTGGTAAAGCCGTTAAACCCGAGCGGGCGCCAAACATCGCGCTTCTCAAAGGTCTTGATATCTGGCTGATATTGATCGAGGGAATAGGTCGAGATTACCTGATTGAGTTGATCATATTTTGCCTTCATGAATCCAACCTCGTGATGCTGGTTGACGTCATTGCGCGAAAACGGACAGAAACGGGCCTAGAAACGCCGCTAAGGTGTTTTGCTATGTGGTGATGCCTATTTGGCACCAGAAGCGCCTCAGCGGCAAGATTTAGGGCCTCGGCGTCCAATTTACCACGCAATCGTGCCAAGGATTTACGGTTTCGGCGAAGCTCCCCAAGTGTGGCGCATCTGATTTTGATGGCGGTATCCATTTCGTCCCCTTTCGTCATTGGCTAAATTAAGGCTTGCTGAGACTTGCCTGTCAGGTTCCCAAGCAACTTGTCGGCATGAGCAATTCGATTTTGGTAATAGGTTTCTTGCGAGATATCTGCGCGGCGGGCAGCACTCCTCATCTTTTCGAGATCATTTTCACGAACCTGTTCGATGTACATGATTTTGACTTTGATCGGCTGTTTTGTGAACCATTCGTCAAATTTCTGTTTTGTCGAAAACTTCAAATCTGACACTTTCACATTGGATTGTTGGCGCAAATGGTCGAGGTAATGGGCTGGCTTGGGTGGTGTTTGGGTTTTCCACACCGACATAACCGAGGAATGAGCATGCTGGAGTTGCTCGTCATCGAATGGCGACAAGAGGTCAAGGAACGAATTCAGAACCTCTTTTTCCTGTTCAGCCTTCCATGGATTATCAAACATGACTTTCAGTTTTTTGAAGATATCCTGCGGTTTCATGACGCGACCCTCCGTTGTTCTGCTATGCGGTCTATCTCGTCATCGGACAGCCCCCCGCTTTCGCCTTTGAGTACTTCGAGAATGTAGGGAACCGGATCACCAGTATCGGCCTTGCGGGCTTGCTCCAAGGCTGCAATGAGGGCTGTATCCCCGTAATCCTTCAACCAGCGGCCTATGACTTTACGAGCTCTGTCCTCGGAGACATTCTTCGCCTTCAGGAAAAAAAGACCATTTTTCCAAATGACTTCCTTCACAAAAGAGGCGTTTTTCGCAGTTTCGATAGAAACTGAATTCTTAGTCTCTGTTTCTGTCTCTGTTTCCGTCTGAGTCTGTGTCTCTGTCTCTGTCTCTGTAGGGGGTAGTGTATGGATACCCGTATCTATAGGCGTATCAGGAAGGGGTAGGATACCCGTATTTTTTACTGTCTTTATTTGGCTCAACTCGTTGATAATATGTAGTTTTTGATCGCAATCAGGAAGAAGTAGCGCAGCCTTGGCCGCTCCGGCGCCATGTTTTCCGTTGTTAATGGGCGAATGAGCAAGGAAATCGACTATCCGGACGACTTCTTCCTCCTCATTCCACCCTATTAGACCCGTATCGATACACGTATGTATAGCCGTATCTATAGCCGTATTTGAAAGGTTTAAATCGGCCATGACATACCCCTTGGGAAGTCTAAAGCACCCGATCGAATTGCCGTGCGGGCATGCCAATAAATAGATATAAAATAGCCTCGCATCATTATTCGGCAGCTTCCGAAATTTGCGTGAGCTCCATATGCTCGTTCCAAGTTTTCCGTACTCTCTCATTAGCCCGCGTCCCTTAGTTCAAATTTGTCAATTTGGTTGCCCCAAGCGCTCCAGCCCGGCCATTTTTGGCGGGCAAATAGCTCGACATATGGGCCGTCAAACATGGTCTCAATTCGCCGGTATTGTTCATCAGGTTTACGGCTATGACCGTCGCTTCGTGCTCGAATGCAGTCCTGAGGCATATATTCAATAAAATCTCGTACTGAGCGCGCGCCTTCAGCCGAAACGCCCTCAAATAGATCAGCGCAGTATTCTTTTTTTACGGATGGTTTTCCGCGCGTAGCCATCAAGCAAGGTTCAAGGTTTTTACGAGTTCCGTAGCCAAGGCCAAAAGCATATTTCTCTGTTTCCGAGTTGTACTTGATCCACTCCCACGCAAGACCGGCATATTCAAAACCCCATGCTTCAATTACCTTGAGCCAAACCGGCATAAGCGGCCATGTACACCAGATAAAGAGGACGCTGTTTTTCGCCGCCAAATGTGAAACCGGCATTTTGCAGATTTCATCAATTTCCATACAGTCATATTGAGATTTTGCGTTCTTCTCGTCGCCCTTTTCCGAGTACCCTTCAAACAGCCAAGGCGGATCAGCCAAGATCACCTTGAAGCCGCCGTTCGGGCGCATTGCGAGGAAATCATTTTTCATGCAGCCCTCTCTTTCTTCAAATTCATCACCCACGACAGGTGCGTCAGCACGTCATAGGCGGTTATCCAGTCGCGCCGCTTGGTGCCCTGATAACCAACGGCGGTTAAAATTTCCTCGGCTGTAATTCCTTTGCTCTTGCACCAGAAAACATGTTCTCTGGCTATATCTCGGGCGAGGGACAGGTTCATTTTCATGCAACCACCTCTTGCAATATTGTGGGGTTTCGACCAACATTCCGGCCATGACTGAAACTATTAAAGAATTCTGGAACAAGCTGAATAAACCAATCTTGATATTGGTTGCGCTTATAACGGGCGGCGTCGGGTTCATTTATTCTTACGAGCCTGCTTGGACGTGGCTGCTGAAAAAAATCGACACTGGTTTCATCACACTTCTTACAGGCGTGATTGGGTTTGCGGGATTGATTTTTGTCGCTTGGTGGAGCGGTCGACAGAATTCGCAAGCAATTTATCAATCTGCAATGCTGCAAAAACAGCTTAGTGAAGATCAGTTGCATATAGAAAAAATTGCGAAAATTACGTATTTTATTGAAATTTTGCACGACCTTCGGCTTCATGTAGACGAAGTTAGTAAAATGATGGATGATGTCCTGGAAGATGGTACAGAAGCGGAAGCAAAAGATTGCTTTAGTTGGATTCAAAAATATATTTTGGATACGAGCGTACTTATTTACCCCGAAAGCATTAATGGCTTCGAATTTTTGCACAATACCGAACAGTCTATAATAGAATATTCGCTTAGAATTAGTAGTTTTACAAAGGCTATTCAGGTTGGGGTCAGTTCGGCTGAACGGCACCCTTTGAATCAGGTTCCATTGGTACTCGACAGCTGTAAAGGCTGTATTACAACTATCGATATGGCAATTAAACAGTATGAGCCATTGCTTACCAAAATTACTGATAACACTGCGGGAAAATCGACGACTTAATTCCATCACACCGCCCCCCATTTATTCAAAGCCACGTCAATTTCCTCTATCGTTTTTGCCACGATGTAGGGCGCCGATATGGCGTCACAGCATTGCTCGAAGATTTTCTGTTTATCCGATTGAGTACCCTTTGGCGCTTTGAGCTCGACGAACCCAACTCTTGCCCCTGCCCCGTCGCTCCAGACAAAGACGAGATCCGCAACACCGGCCTTTACGCCCGTTGCTTTCAGGATGCCGGACTCAGCCTTGGAACGCCGGCCCCCATTAGGTACAGAGAAGTACATCAGCATTGGATATTGCCATCCGAGCCATTCAACGACGGTGCGTTGAAATAGCTCTTCAGGCTGATTGCGGCGTTTAGGCATTGGCGGTCTGTTCGGTTATTTTTTCGAACTCGCCTTCTTTGCCTTTTATCGTGATGCTTGTTCCGGGGTTTTGACGGACATATCTTTTTAACCCGTCAAAAAGGATGCTTTTCGATTTTTCGGGGTCTTCAAGATCACCAACACCAAATAAATCCGGCTGAAACATTCCAAGGGCTTCAGTGTAAATGTTGATCATATACGACTGCTCTTGAACGTCGGCCTTGTCCATTTTGCGAATTTTGATAATTGCCCGCATAGCCTTAACGTCAAAGCCGGTTCCTTTTGCCTCTGCAAAAATTTCCTTGATATCATCAGCCAATGATTTCTTTTCTTCTTCCAACCGCTCGATCCGCTCAATAAATGAACGTAGATGTTCTCCAGCGACGCCATTAACGTTTGCCATTTTATTGCCTTTCATGTGTCCAAAGTTAAAGTTTGAAAGTCAGCGAATAGACGTGACTTTCGACTCGATCATCGCCCGGCCCTGTGCTTCCAGCGCCCGGGCCAGTTCGATTAATTGCGGCCCCATTGCGGCCCGATCTCTGTGACAGAATTTTCCGTCTTTCAGCCGCTCAGCCATTTCTGCGCAATGCCTGGAAAGTTCGGCCATTGTTCCCGGTGCATCAACATTCTGAGGCTCGATGATTTCCACACCGCCAAGACCGGCGGGCCTCAAGGCTTCTGACATGAATGACGGGGGAAGATGCAAGGCCAGATTAAGCAGGGTTGCAAAGCTGGGAATGTGATTGCCTTCAAGGATGGCGTAGATCGACTTGTCAGCCATCCCGCTACTACCCGCCAGATCAGAAACAGAGACTTGCTTCGTCCTGCCCACATACCGGCGAAGGGCATCGGTGACGACCTCCTGAACCACATCGGTAGAAATTACAGTTCTTTTTTCCATAGGGATGCCCCTTCGATTTGTGATTTAAAGAGTTCTAGGACGGGAATTGTGAAATACAGCCCGCTCTTTTCCGATTACTTCGGGAAAGAAATCGGCCGGTTTCACAGCACCATTTGTTGCTTTTGTGATTTTGTGCATCATTTTTTGCGAAGGGCCTCGTTTGCCCGCAATTATTCGCGCAAGATGACTGGTGCTAACCTCGATCTTTCGAGCGAGCTCAGAAATAGACATGTCGTTTTTGTTTAAAAAATCGGCGAGCTGCATGAGAAAAATTGCCTGTTGTTGCCTAATATTGACTAATAGGCAACATACATCAGCTTTTGAATTCTAGTCAAGGGGACAATTCGACACTTTTATAAAAGAAGCGTTCACGCTAACTCTAAGCAATAGTTTGGAGCTGATATAAATGACTAACCTTCTTCGAGAAATCCGAGAGTCGAAAGGCTTGTCTGGTCGTGAACTAGCAAAACGCTCAGGCCTGTCTCCCGCGTTTATTTCACGAATGGAAAGAGGCGAGAGAAATATCTCTATTCATCAACTAGAGAAACTGGCGGAAGCTCTCTCAGTCACTCCAGGTGATCTGGTAGAAAGACAGCTAAAGCCTTTCGCCATTCCCTATCTCGGCGAAGCAACAGCAGAGGGCATCACAAAAGACGGTTTTATGCCGGACGCCTTCAGTTTTGACTTTGATAAGAGAACGCATGTCGTCGTAGAGGTTAAAACGAGTTTCGAAGGTTTCGTTTCAGGAGACCACCTTTTCGCAAAAAGAATGGACAGCACAGAAGACGCCCTCAATAAACTTTGTATAGTGAAAATCGAGGGTATCGAAAAGCCTGTTATTCGCCGTTTAATAGCTGGATCAAAAGTAGATAGATTTACGCTGGTTGGATCAACTGAAACGCTTACAGACATCAAAGTCGATTGGGTCGCATTGATTCTGTTTAAACTACAGAGCGTTTCCTGACACTCCCTAAAAGTATGCATTAAGTGCTTTAACTCTCACCTTGAGGAAGAATTTTCAAAAATTTTTTCTCCCTCTTTTTGTTTTTAGTGTTGCCACATAGGCAATTGTATGTTTATAGTGTTGCCTATTAGTCAACTATATAGGTGAACTATGCTGAAAATGATTAAGCGGATTTTGCGGCGTGTAGAGAGAAAAAAACGCCAGCCACTTTCACCAACATTTCGCACAGTGCTCGCCTATCACATCGAGGGAGCGACACCGAAGCAAAATGACAAATATTACTAAAGACGAGCGTCGCAACTTTGTCGGCGCGTCCGAGGTTTCCGCCCTGTTTGGCGTACATCCTCAGATAACACTTTTTGAACTCTGGCATCGAAAAGCGGGCAATCTTGAAGAGCCCGATTTGTCAGACGTTGAGCGGATATTCTGGGGGCAGACTTTGGAACCCGCCATAGCAAAAGGTATTGCTGAGCAAGAGAATTGGAAAATTCGCAACGTGAGGCGCTACATCACACATCCAACGATAGGCGGTATGGGTGCTAGCCTTGACTTTGAAGTCCTCAAAGACAAGCACGGCTCAGGCGTTCTCGAAATCAAGAATGTTGACCGGTTGATTTATCGAAATTGGCCTGAGGGCGAGGCCCCGCTGTACTTCCAGCTGCAAGTGCAGCATCAGCTTTCTGTTTCTCGAAAAGCGTGGGGCGCAGTCGGTGCTCTGGTCGGCGGCAACGAGCCTGTTGTCTTCAAAATGGATCGGCATGAAGGCGCGATAAAGAAGATCGAACAGGCGGTTGAAGCTTTTTGGCTTTCCATCAAAGAAGGGCAAGAACCATCCCCTGATTTTTCTCAGGATCAAGACGCCATCGGGGAGCTCTACGGCTCCTCAACCCCCGGCAAGTTCCTCGATATGACCGGCGAAGATCACTTTGAAGAACTCTGCCGAACCTATGACGAGGCCCGAGCGGCTGAACGGTTCGAGAAGTCGCGCAAAGATACTGCAAAGGCTGAAATTCTGACGCTCAGCGAAGAGGCCGAACAGATCAGGTGCGAACCCTACACGATCAACCGGAAAAACAACTTTCGGCTATTCAAGATATCTCGGAATGAAGAGCTCGACACGTTGTCGTCTCCCCCTACCCCCGATTTACCGGCGACCAGAATTAGGACGTCACCACCGCTCGGCAAGCAAGCGAGCATCTTCTAAGACACTCATGAAAGGCAAAATATCATGGAAAATACAGTCGTCGCAATTGGTCACAACAACCCGCCCTCAATGGCGGAACAGGTGGCCGCAAACCTTCCAGAGCATCACGCTGACGAGGTGAAGCAAGCAACCGATATCCTTGCTGGTGTAGATCGCATGCCGGCAGCTATTGAAGACGAAGAAACAGCGCAGAAGGCGACCGCCTTTATCAAACAGATCGGCGAGGTCGCAAAAAATGCTGAGGCCACCCGCAAAGCCACGAAAGAGCCCTATCACACCGCAGGAAAAGCGGTCGATACGTTTTTCAACAAGACGTTCAAAGATCCGCTGGCGCGCGCGAAATTAAAAGTTCAATGCAAATTGCATCCCTACATCGAGGCAAAGGCAAAAGCAGAGCGCATCGCTCAGGAAGAAGCCCGCGCCAAGGCTGAGGAAGAGGCCAAGAAAGCCCGCGCCAAGGCTGAGGAAGAGGCCAAGCAGAACGCAACCAGCTTCGCCGCCGAGGAAGCAAGCCTTGTCGCCGCCGAACTGGATGAAGCCGCCGAGAAGGCGGCGAAGACGGCCGAAAACCATAAAACAGCGGTCCGCTCCGACATGGGCGCCACAACCAGCACCCGGACAACATGGGTCGGCGAGATTACCGATCTTCGGGCGATCGATCTTGACGCCCTGCGCGATCACTTCACCGTTGGCGATATCGAAAAGGCCTTGCGCGGTTTTATTCGGGCGGGCGGGCGCACCATCAAAGGCGCTGACATTCGGGAGAAATCGACTGTCGTCGTTCGTTAATTCATAGATCAACTTTCAGGAGACAAGATGTCAAATCAAGCACTCGCCATCAAGCAAGAAGCGAACACGGTTCGCGCGACACTTGAGAAAATGCAGCCTCAGCTTCAAGCGGCGCTACCCCGACACATTACCCCCGAGCGCCTAGTTCGCGTGGCAATGTCAGCCATTCAGAACACGCCGAAGCTTTTGCAGTGCAATCGTCAAAGCCTGTTCTCGGCGATCATGACATGCGCTCAACTCGGACTGGAGCCAGACGGCGTTTTGGGGCAAGCCTACCTGATACCCTTCAAGGACAAAGTTCAATTCATTCCAGGTTATCGCGGGCTAATCACTCTCGCCCGCAATTCAGGCGAAGTCTCCAGCATACAGGCGCAAGCCGTGTATCAAAATGACGACTTCAAATATCAATTTGGCCTGAACGAACGGCTTGATCATGTGCCGGCTGAAGGAGATCGCGGGGAAATTACCCATTTCTACGCAATGGCAAAATTTAAAGACGGTGGGCATCACTGGGATGTTCTCACTGTTGAAATGATCGAGAGCATTCGAAACAAGTCGGACGGCTACAAAGCTGCCGTTCGCTTTGCCAAAACAGACAAGGCGGGGAACAAAATCATTCGCAGCCCTTGGACAGATCATTTTGAAGAAATGGGCCGGAAGACCGCAATCAGACGGATCGCCAAATACTTGCCGATGGATGTGCAAAAGGCGGCCTTTATTGCCGATAGTTACGACACAGGACGACATTCGGCCATCGTCAACGGCGATCTCGTTATCGATGCACCAACCGAAGAGCAAGACGTCATCGAGGACAACCGCGAGGACACAACGAGCCAACTTGACCAGTTTGCAACCGAAGACGGGGCAGAAGCGGAAACACAGAAGGAAGAGAAGGCCGAGACGCTCGAAGAGCATGCTTACAAACTTGGCTTCGATGCCTTTCAAAATGGCGGGGATAGTACGCCCCCCACCAAATACAACAAGGCATGCGCCAACGCCTATACCGCAGGGTTTAACGACGGAGAGAAAGACTTCTTTGCAAAGGAAGAGGCCTAAAAATGATACCGCACTCTCTTTCGAAAGTTCAGCTTAAACGGTTCAAGCTTTGGCTGGAATGTAGCGGCGCCGAGTTGCTTCACGAAAAATCGCGAAGAAACCTTCTGACTGCCAGAATTAAAGGGAGTGCGTTTTCATTGAAGATTATCAGGGGAACGCTGATCTGGCCGAGGGCACTAGCGACTGCTTATCACTGTTTTTCAGAAGGCCACCCATGGTCTGGAAGTGAGCGGAACAACGCAAACTACAACGCTCAGGCTTTGATTAGAGCAATAGTTGAGCGGGATGGTGCAAATTGCTTTTTTTGCCAAAAGCCCGTACCGCGATCTGACCGAACCGTCGAGCATCTTGTTCCCCGGGCTCACGGTGGGCCCAACCATTTGAGCAACCTGTTTCTAGCACACAAGGACTGCAACAACGCCGCCGGATCACTTCCGGCCACTCAAAAAATTGAAATAAGGGAAAAGAATCATGCGTAAAAAAGCGGAGAGAAATTATCTGAACGTTACCGGTTTGGCGATTGGCATTCAGAAGATATCAAAAGATGCCACAGCAATTGGCCTTACTTTCACCCCTGGTCTGCTTAAAAAGCTAAAATGGGTCGCCGATCAAACTCGGCTGACTGTGAAATATCAGAATAAAAAGATGATCATTCAGGTAGCGACCGACGAGGATCATTTTTCAACCATTCGCTCGAAGCTACTGAGCACTGCGCCAAGCGGAAAAGGACGGGTTCGGTTTTCAAAGTTCCCCGACTGGATCGCGAGCGGAAACACGTTTTCACGTCATGCAAATTTTCGAATTACCCAATATGGAGAATTGGAAATTATTGTACCTGACGAACTGACCACGGAAGACCCGAAGCTGTTCAAGGACATCAATATATCTGGCGGGCCAGAGCGACGAATGGATATGTCTCACGCCGTTCTTTCCTCGCCCATTGATCCGGCGGCGCAGGGACATCTAAAAGATGACGCAAGCGAAGGCTGGGGCGGTCAGGTCAGGCTTTTGACCGAGGGCAAAAAATCACCAGTTACCTTCACAGAGATGCAGTTTGAGGCCGCTCTGGATATCGCCGTGAAGATCGCCCTGAAGCACATCAGAAAGGCTGCATGATGGCTCGATATGCCGAAAGCACATCAGTCTCTTCAGATAGGTCTCGCGCAGAAATAGAGAAAACCCTGTCTCGATACGGCGCTACCGGCTTTATGTACGGTTGGGAAGAAGACAGAGCAATGATCATCTTCAAAACCGAAGATAGGCAGGTAAAATTCATTTTGCCTTTACCTAACAAAAAATCTCCAGAGTTTTCGTTAACTCCGGAAAAGCGGCGAAGACGATCTCAAGAGCAAATAGAAAAAGCTTATGAACAAGCTGTCAGACAGCGTTGGCGGGCATTATCGCTTGTCATAAAGGCGAAACTTGAGGCTGTAGAGACAGGCATCACAAGCTTTGATAGCGAATTCATGGCGCATCTGGTCCTGCCTAATGGAGCAACCATTGGGGAGTTCATGCAGCCACAAATCATCAACGCTTATGAAACCGGACGCATGCCGAAAATGCTTCCATCACCAAAGGAGCTAGAAAAATGAACCTCTTTTTCTTGGCCCGCCGACATTGTGTCTTTGCTCAATCAGAAGCTAATATGAGGATCGGCATTTCACAACTCAAGGCGATCATAAATGACCTACGATCAAGAGCGTCTCGTTTATGCGGCTCTGATGTTCCTCGAATGCAGCCGAGGGGCCTATCACATTGCCAAAGAGCAAGTAGACCAACACAAAACGACCGAAGGCCGGGTTACAGCAATGTTGTTTACAGAGACTTTCGACGAGCTCACGGCAGCCCTCGAAGCATTTGATGAATCCGAAACAGAACCATAGTAACTGAAGGCAAAAAAGGGATGAGTAATGGCCGATGAAATGCGCATTAATCAAGTTTGTCGACGCTTGGGATTAAGCAAAGCCACCCTCAGCAACTGGTTGAGGGAAGACGCAAAAAAATCGCCACTGTCCCGCATTCTTCAGTTCCACGACTACATAGGAAGGTCACGGGTATGGAACGAAACTCAATTCCAAGAACTAAAAGACGCCATAAAGAAGAAATCTTCGAAGGGCCACTCAAAATCTTTGAACGTGGAAATAGAATCTATATTCGGGGGACAATCACCGTTCGAGGACAATCGGTCAGCATCCGTCAAAGCTCTGGCCTCAATAGCGAAGTTGAAGAAAACTGGGAACTCGCGAGAGAAATCGCAAGAAAAGCTGTCAACGAGGCTCAGGACAGCATCATCCACGGTATTACACCTTCCCCGAAATTCGGCGTAATTGTTGCGAAATACCTGAACAGTTGGGATGAAGACAAGGTCACAGATAGCGATAACATAATGGAGCTTCTGTTAGGATACCCTTTACCCGACAAACTGAAACGAGGACAAAAGCAAAAAGCTCGTCCTTTGGCCGACGTAGAACTTGCCGCTCTGACAAAAACCAAAATAGAGGAATGGTATTTAAGCCGGTTTCCAAATCACGCGCCGGCAACAATCAGGCGCCATCAAAACACACTTTCAGCTATTCTGAAATTTGCGTCAGAAAAGCTGAATTACCAGGTGCCAAATTTTGTGAAGACCAAAGTTAAAGAGCGGGCCGGTCGACATATGCGGAAAAAACTTGAAGCGGAGGAAATTCGAAAACTTATTGAATTCGCGGCACCCCACCTAAAGCCCTTGCTGGCGACGCTATTCGTCACAGGTGCTCGTGTTGGTATGACACTCTATCTTGAAAGAACCGATTTTCTTATCGTCCGGAACGGGAGAGATATGATCTTCTTTCCCGACAGTAAAAACGATAACGCTTATGAGCGAGTTCTACATGATTATGCAGCGAGCATTTTAGAGGATTGGCTCAAAAGCCGAGAAGACAGTTATTCTGCAATGTTCCTCACACAATCGGGCAAGCCATACATCTATAGGAAAGGCGGCGGCGGTCAGATCAAAACGGCCTTTCATTCAGCCCGAAAAAAGCTCGTGGAGTATTTGGAAGAGCAAGGAAAACTAGACCGCGCAAAAATCGTATCAAAAATCACTCCACATTGGGCAAGACACAACTTTGCTAACACGCTGAGAGCGGAAGGAGCGGACCTACTAGAGATTGCTGAGGCGGGTATGTGGGAAAGTCCGGATGTAGTGAGAAAACACTACATGAGCGACACACCGGAAAGGGTCGCAAAGCGGGTTAGAGACCTTGATTTTGGCCCAAAATCCGCCCAGTCCGATAAAACGAAACTGAAAAATAAATGA